TTATATAACATTTTCAAAAATAGAAGAGAAAATAAACAATAGAATAAAAGGACTTGATGAAAAGGAACAAATAAGAATAAAAGAAAATATGTATAAATTTTATAGAAATCAAATAAATAGAGTATCAGACAATGTAATAGAATTAGCAACAGGAATAAGTAGGCATTTAAGAATTGCAAATACAATATTTCCAACATATATGTCAGAGTTTGAAGAAAGACGTATAGAAATGGACAGAGCTATGGCTTGTTGTAATGCACTTCAAGATGAATTGCAATATGCAGGAGAATGTTTATATGCTGATTTGAATAAGTATATGAATTTGGTTCTAGAAATTCAAAAAGAATTTAATATGATAAAATCACTTCGACAAACTGACAATAGGTTTTTAAAAAATATAAAAAAATAATAATTAGTGGGTAATCTTTGTATGTCGTTTCTTCTACGAATTTCGCGAATGTCAGCAACAATGGTAATTCGAGTTACAACAACGCTTCGAATGTCAACGGTGTTCGTCCTGATTTCACAACCCATACAATTTATTTATATGGACTTGATTCCATCGTATGGATATGGGAAAAGGAAAGGAAAGATTATCCCTTCAATAGCAGAATTGATAAATACTAATCATTATGTATTTGGTTACGACCAGTAATACTATTAAAGTGATTTTTATGAATATTTTTTATGATGCAAATAAAATTTATGAAGCTGGAACAAAGGCAATTCAAGGAGCACCTTTTAAATATCAATCACAATTGTTCGAAATGAACCATTTGATAGAAACAGCACAAATTTTAAAAGATTTGAAAGAGTGGAAATATAAACCAGTAGCAGGAAAAAAATTTACTATAAATGAACGAGGAAAAATAAGACATATTACAAGTAATAATATGGTTGATAAAACAATTAATCATTTACTTTGCGATAATGTTTTAAGTCCAGCTATTTCTCCATATTTAATCTATGATAATGGTGCAAGTCAAAAGAATAGAGGTGTGGCTTTTCATAGAAAAAGATTTGAAACACACTTACATCAATATTATAGAAAATATAAAAGTAATGAGGGATACATATTGTTAATTGATTTTAGCGGATATTATGCAAGTATTCCTCATGATTTATGTTTAAAGAAGTTACAATATTTTTTAAGAAAAGTAAACCCTGAAGAAGCAAAAATTACTATGTGGATTTTAAAAAATCTATTTGATGTATTTAATATAGATAATAAAAATGGAAAAGGCGTAGATATTGGAAGTCAACCATCTCAAAATATAGGAATTTCGTATCCATCACAAATAGACAATTATATAAAAATTGTTAGAGGATGCAAATATTATGGAAGATATACGGATGATAGTTATATCATTCATCAAGATAAAGAATTTTTAAAGCAATTACTAAAAGAAATAAAAATTATATCAAGTAAACTAGGATTAATAGTTAATGATAGGAAAACAAGAATAGTAAAATTATCTCAACAATTTAAAGTATTACAAATAAATTATTCACTAACACCAACAGGAAGAATAATAAAAAAGATAAGTACAAAAACAGTAACTCGAGAAAGAAGAAAACTAAAAGCATACAAAAGACTATTGGACAAAGGAAAAATGAAAAGTAACGATATAGAAAATAGTTTTAAAAGTTGGATGGCAGGAAATTATAAAAAAATGTCAATGCAACAAATAAGTAATATGTCGCAATTATATTATGATTTATTTAAGGAGGTACCGAAATGGAAAAATCATGGAAAATTACGTTATCTGATGGAACACAACTTAAAGACTTAAAATTGAGTGGAAATAATTATATTTCAAAAACAAAAATAACTGAAGATGATTTTAAAGGTAAATTATCAAAAATTACAATTGAAAATGAAACTGATAAAACATCTGAAGAACTTGAACATGTAGAATTAGTACAAATTGTTCATTATGAAGATGGCTATTACTTTGTATTAAGACAATTATCTGCTGATGAAATTGATAAAATAAAAACAAAAGCAGATATAGAATATCTAGCAATGATGACTGATGTTGATCTTGAGGAGGTGTAGTCAATGAATGAACATAGCAAAAATTTTGAAAAGGTAAAAAAATATTATGATAATGGAATTTGGAATGAAGCAAGAGTATATAATGCAGTTGGAAAATGGATAACAAAAGAAGAATATAAGGAAATAACAGGAGAAGATTATAAATAAACACCTATTAGGTGTTTATTTTTTTATCAAATGAAAGCGAGGAAAAGTTATGGTTATTGAAATATCTACACTTATTAGTATAGTTTCTGTAGCAATAGCAGTAATAACAATAATTTATAATATATTAAGAAATGGGAAAAAAGATACTACAGAAGATGTAAAAGAAGATGCAACACAAATGGCTACAGTTCTAACTGAATTGAAATCTATATCAAATGGCATAGATGATATAAAGAAAGAAATAACATCAATTAAAGATGATGTAAAAGAAAATAGAGATAGAACTACGAGAGTGGAAGAAAGTTGTAAACAAGCACACAAAAGAATAGATGAGATAATTACTAGATTAGAACATAGCAATTACTAGAAAAAAGAAAGGAGGAAAAAACAATGACTGTTCAATTATTAGTATATGTTATAACAACGTTATTTACTTATGTTTTAGGCAAAATATCAAAGCATTTTGGATGGAACGAAACATTACCCATTCCAATACAAAATATTTTGATAGGAATTATAGCAACAGTAATAGGTTGTGTAATTCATATTGAGGGATTAGATGCAAATAGTATAATACAAGCAGTGGTTACTGCATTGGGTGGAATTGGTACTGCTACTGTATTATATGATGCTAAAAATCAATAATTTAATACAAGAGAGTTATTCTTGCAATTTTAAAATACTGGAAGAAAAATAAAAATTCTTCCAGTATAGTTTTTTATAAGGAGGAATTTTCATGGAAGAAAACGAAGTTTTAGGAAATGGAGAAATCCAAAGGAATGAGAATGAATTTGGAGGTGAAGAGTAATGAGAGGTATAGATGTATCAGCCCATCAGGGTAATATTAATTGGGATGTAGTAAAAGCATCAGGAATTGAATTTGCTATAATTAGAATTAGTTATGGTCAAAGTGCAGTAGATTCAAAAGCAATAAGAAATATTGAGGAATGTATAAGAGTAGGAATTCCATTTGGTGTTTATACGTATTCTTATGCGTTAAATATAGACAATGCTATTAACGAAGCAAATTTAGTAATAAAAGCACTAGCACCATATAAAAATAAAATAAAATTTCCAGTTATAATTGATATGGAAGATGCAGATGGTTATAAAGCAAAATATGGTATGCCTTCAAATGATACATTAGTTTCAATTTGTGAAAAAGAATGTTTAATGTTTGAAGAGGCAGGATATTATGCAGCAATATATGCTTCAAAATCATGGTTTGATTCAAAATTAAATTCTTCAAAGTTAAATAGATTTGATAAATGGATGGCATGGTGGTCAACATCTGCTTCATCAAAATTTGATCATAATACTTATGGATTATGGCAATATACATCATCAGGAAAAGTTAATGGAATATCAGGAAATGTTGATATGAATGAATCTTTCAAAGATTATCCATCAATGATAAATACAGAAAGTTCAAATACAACATCTCCAACACCAACAAAATCTATTGATGATTTAGCTCAAGAAGTTATTAATCAACAATGGGGAAATGGAAACGATAGAAAACAAAGATTAACTTCAGCAGGTTATGATTATAATGCTGTCCAAAATAGAGTTAATGAGATTTTAGGTGCATCATCTAAAAAATCTAATGAAGAAATTGCAAATGAAGTTATTGCAGGAAAATGGGATGTTGGACAAACAAGAAAAGAAAAATTAACGGCAGCAGGTTATGACTACAATACAATTCAAGCAATAGTTAATAGTAAATGTGGTTCAAGTTCATCATCAAAAAGCTATACTGTAAAATCAGGTGATACATTATCAGGAATTGGGGCAAAGCTAGGAATCAACTGGAAGACTATTGCAGATAAAAATGGAATAAAATCACCATATACAATATATCCGGGACAAGTATTAAAATATTAAAGGTATATAACTTATCTAATTAAAAATAAAAATCGCTTAAATCGAAACCTCGTGGCTCGATTTTTTGCGATTTTTTTTATTTTTACATTTTATTGTATATTTTTTAAATTTTGCTGTATATTATATAGTATGTCAAAAGCTTCTTTACAAGTTGTATTATTTAAGTCTATATTTTCAATTTTCTTTATAATATCATCGTAAGAAGTATTTTGATTAGAAGATGTATGGGTAGAAACTAATTTATATTTTAAGTTATGAGAATCAAGTAATTGTGTGTATTTATCTAATTTGGAGATTGGAAAGCCACACTTTATAATTTCAGGACTTAAGTCGGTTAATTTCAAACCAATTTCATTAGATACTATTCGTGCATCTTCGTTTAATATATTATAGAATATTCCTACTTGAAAAATATAAATTAAATTAGGATCTTCTTTTTTTAATTCTTGATATTGCTTCATTAATTTACTCATCTTTTATTTTACCTCTATTCTTATTTTTTTTCTTTCCTTTTTTTCTGACAATAATGTCTCCAATTTCACAATTAAATAAATCACACATTTTTTCCAATGTATCAAATTTTATACTATTAGTTTCATTATTCATCATTCTTGTAAGTGATTGATAACCTCCTTCCATATTTTTTACAAACCAATATTTCGTTTTCTTTTGTTTTTTCAATAATTCATTTACTTTTAATTGTATCATCTTAATCACCTCCTCCTAATATATCTATTTTAAAGGAAAGTAACAAAGATTTTAACTATCTGCTATTTGAGTTAAATTGAAGATAACTATTTTACAATATAGGTATTTATGTTATAATATACTCAAAGTTAAGTAGTGAGGTGCTATTATGAATAATGTAGAAATAATA